CTCTTCAATAAAATCGACGACAAGCTCGGGGAGACCGATGTCTCTTAAGCCCTCTGTTAAAACTTCTTCTCGAAGATACTTAAACCAGCTACCAGTAGAAATGTCCATTTATTTGCTCCAACATTATAAATAGTTTCCTATTTCCAAAAGAGTTGGATACCCACAATGATAGCCGAGAGTAATACACAGAGCATAGTCTTGGTTGTAAACATGGATTCGTTGAGAAAATACCATGTTAAAAAAGGAAAGGTCAAGTACGACATACCGAAGCCCAACATCCGAGCTACCCACGCTTCATTGGTTACATCAACGGCCATACGTGTGCCATACCAAAAACACATGCTCGCAGGTATTCCATAAATAAGAGCGGCATGAAGAGGTTTGTTCTCCCACCATCCCCACACATAGTGTGAATAGCATTGAAACCACACCATCGTTTGAGCGAACGCCATGAGGGCGGCTGCTTTAATTAATTCTAAAGTTTGCAATTATCGCCTCTGTTACATCTTTTGTGCTCTTGGTTGGGCGGCCATAGTGATTTAAATATTTAATTGGAAAATCTTTATAGAAAGAAGGGAGTTGTTTGTGAAATTTATATATTAAAAGGACTTTTTTGTCTGAGTTTTTAAGGAAGTCACGCAGCTTTTCGTGATTTACGATGGTTGTTTCAAATCCTGTGGGCTTCGCTTGATCAAAAAGGTTATAGCTAAATTTTCCTACTGGAAATAATATATATTCACTCTTTTCTGTCTTTTTTTCGATGCCTTCTAAACAATCTTCGCTATCGTAAAAATTTAAATGAAAATTCTCCACGGTAGGGATTTGAGCCAAGTGACGTAATGTCAGTGCGTTATAGCGATCTGGGTTCAGTTTCCCCGATGATACTAGCTTGTCTTCAGAATAAGAATTCAATAAAAAAAAGAGGCCGCCGCGGATATACGGATTTTTATAACTTGGCCAGCGCGCTTGGAGATGTTCCAGAAATGGCGCTGCTGTTCCTATTTTTTGTTGAAGAAATTTAATTGTTTCTATTAAATTAGAGGGGGATTCTTTTAGGCATTCCCAGAACTCATAAATGACATACTTGTTTGTATGAGCTAGCACAAACCGATTCATTTGAGCCAAATTAAGTTCTATACTTCCTCCAAAAAACAAAAAAGTGCTTACGACACTTGCAGGAGGAATAAGATCAGCGATAACTGAAAAACATTTAAATGAGGCAGGATCCTTGATGGGCGAAATCATAAAAAATAGTTCTATTCGGGGGCATTTTGATTTTTAAACTGCTCTATCTTTTTAGTTAGCTCGTTCCATTGCGGTTGAATCTCTGGCTGGGGCACAGTGCTATTCTCAGGCGCACCTCTTTCTGCGGCCGAGACGTAATCGGGGGGAGGAGAAACCTGTAAATTAATAAATCCACTCACAATGTTTGTGGCATCGTTGAGTGCATAATCAATGGCCGCCAACTTTTTTCTCGCACTTTCAATATGCTGTAAAGTTTGTAAAGAAAGTACTTCCTTTTCCTCCAAACCAATAAAGGTCTGCATTTCCTTTGATGCAAGATCGTCCACTATTTGAGATCCTTTCTTTAACATTCGATGGACCTCCGTTGGTAGTTCATCCATATCGATAGAATATTGTATATTAACTCTTTGTTCCATTTTAACCTCTTAATAATTCCTTTGTGTGTTTTTTGTTGAGAATATTCTCAATTATTTCGGGTGCACCTACCACTCTGATTTCAGTGCCAGTGTGGCCTTTGTTGATGATCAATTTCGAAAACCTATGTTGCGGGTCCAGATTCCCCAGCAGTCTTCCTTGTTCGTTTAACTTACGTAAGCTAGAGTCTTCTCGGATCATAACGACGTGTTCCGGATTCACAAAAATTTCTCGCAATGCATAATTTTGTTTGGTAGTAACGGCGCCATTGTTGCACACTTCTGTTAGTTTAATGAGCACCAGTATCCTCCATGGGATAGACGCATTTTCTTGCGACGGTGGCCTCTCTGCCTCGCGCATATACCACATAGGTGCCAGCCTGGAATGATGCTCCGATAGGAGTCTCCTTGAGAAATACTCCCACAATGGGCTTCTCGGTCTTGTCCATATAGATATTCTCTTTATCAAATAATAGAACATCTTGTGGTATATAAATTAAGTCTCCTTCTTTCATCATCCTGTCTCCGTTTGTATAATTCCAAAATTCGTGGTGAGTAAAGTGCCGGCACAACTCGCAGCATTTTTGATGGCTGCTTTTGTTACTTTTACAGGATCAATGATTCCTTCTGCCATTAAATCAACGAGTTCCCCACTTTTAAAATTCCATCCATAATTAGTGGATGCCTGTCGAATTTTATCGATAATTAAATCTGGCGCCTCTCCCGAGTTAAGCGCCATTTGGCGGATTGGCTCTTCGCATGCTTGATGTAGGATAATGGCGCCCTTCATTTGCTCTGCGGTGTTTTCGGAACCCGGCGTAACAATTGCTATCCTGCTGGCGGCTCGCAGAAGGGCGGTGCCACCACCGGGGACTACCCCTTCCTCTTGGGCTGATTTTACCGCTTCTAGAGCATCTTCAATTCGGTGCTTTTTCTCTGTCATTTCCACTTCGGTCGATCCTCCTACGCGCACGACTGCTACTCCTGAACCAAGTCGTGTAATACGATCTTGGATTTTTTCGCATTCCGAAAGCGCGCTAGTTTGTTCTATTTGAGCCTTAAGGGCGCTAATTCGCTCTTCCATTCTTTCAAAATCACAGGCTCCTCCTACAATTGTAGTTTGATGCTTGGTGCTTTCTACAAATTTGGCTGAGCCTAGGTTCTTTAATTGAGTGTCCTTTAGTTGTATTCCGCCTTGGCGCGAAATAAAAGTTGCACCGGTAGAAAGGGCCACATCTTCTAGCGTGTCGCGGCGTTCCTCACCATAAGCCGGTGCCTTGATAGCTGCAATGCGTAATGTTCCACGGATCGCATTCATAATTATAGCGGCCAATGCTTGCCCTTCTATATCTTCTGCCACCACAACGAGGGGGCGTCCTTCTCGGGCCACCATTTCTAGAATGGGCAGAATTTGATCTACGGTAGAAATCTTATAATCAGTAATGAGGAAAAAGGGCTCCTCGTAATACATCATGGCTCGTCGCTCATCCGTTATAAATGCGCCGGCGCAATACCCTGAATTAAATTTAAAACCCTCAACAATATCAATAGAAGTTTCAAGTGAGCGTGATTCCTCTATGGTAATAGAACCATCTTGCCCCACCCGATCTACTGCCATTGCAATGAGATCCCCAATGGTGCGGTCATTGTTGGCGGCAATCGTGGCAACGTGTCTAATGTCCTCCAACGAGGTAACTTGTACTGCTATATCTGATAGGTTATTCAGTATTTCCTTAAGGGCCAAATTAATTCCACGTTGAATTTCAATGGGGGAGACGCCGGCTGCAATGTGTCTTTGCGCCTCTCTTAAAATAGAGCGCGCTAATATTGTAGCGGTCGTAGTACCGTCGCCAGCGGCATTGTTAGTTTCGATGGCTGCTTGCTTAATAATTTGAGCGGCAGCATCTTCGAAAGGATCTTCTAGTGCTACAAAATGAGCCACTGTCACTCCATCTTTTGTGATGAAGGGCATTTTTCCTTTCTCTTGTAATAGAACATTTCTGCCGCGAGGTCCAAGTGTGGACGCTACGTTGTCTGCGAGCTTGTTTGCTCCATTCATTATCTTTTGTTGTAGTGTTTGGCTGTCATCATATGCTCGGCTCATTCGTACCTCATAGTTCTGTATATATTATACTCATTTGTTGGTGAAATGTCAACTGTTATTTATTTAAATTTCTGTATCAGTTGTGGCGGGGGCTTGTGCTAGCAGACTTACCACCTCTGTGCCTTCCTCTTGGGCTTTTTGATTGGCTCTCATCGCGGTAGAGCGTCTATCGGAACTAAAGTATTTTCCAATGTTCTGGGTGAAGTCCTTTGTTGTCTCCAGCAAAGTCATCATGTCTTCACCCATCTTCTTAATATAGATGTCAGCGCATGCCTTAATGTTTTTAGTCGAGAGATTAAGTGTACCATAATATACCACCTCAGCTATTTGATCCATCTTGGTCATCTCAGTAGCCGATATAGACCACTGACTGCCTCCATCTTTACCCGATTCTGTGAGTACCTGTTCTTCGGCCATGAGCCTTTTCTCCCTCTCATGAAAGGAACCGAAATAGGACTCCCCGAGTTGAGTAGAGGCCTCAGCAAACGCTGTATTATATATCCTCTGGAGGGCCTTTAAGATTTTTTCCTCCTGGTCTTCGAGTCCTTGCTGAGATATAAAACCTTCGAAATTCGACTCTCCGCTATCAGCATCCTCGCGTGCTTGCTTTTTAGCCCACAGTCCAACTCCCTGTATGCCGGTTCGGCGCGCAAACTGATCCCGCTTCTTCTGCGGATCCGCGGGGGCGTTGGCTTTATCGTCAAAGGTGCCAGTGTCATCCAAATTCTTATAAAACATGCCTTTGTTTTTTGTATAGCCCGGGGTCTCTTTGAGGATTTCAAACATTTGAAGTCTCCATTCGGGAGAGTCTTGCCATGCCGCGATGTGTTGTGCGAGTGGTTCGGCCATCTTGCCGAGAAGGCCCGACTCGTTTTTTGACTCCCTCATAACATCAATAAAATTATTACGATCAATAATGAAATCCCAAAGTCCCAACTCAGAGACATCATCCCCATCGGAGTTCTTGCGGCCGATCAGATACTTGATTTGGGACACCCCGGAGCCGCCGCGAATAAATAGATAATCCACAAGGTTGGTGAAACTACCGTGAATGGGGGTATTAGGACTCAATAATTTAAGACTGACGGGTTCATCATCACCCGTGACAAAGTCCTCAATCGGCAGCGTACCTCCAACGCGGCCGGAGATCTGCTTCCCTCCCGTGACCGCCGCCATAAATCCCTCAAATACGAAGCCGGATGCAGATTCGCTATAGTCATTGAGGCATGCTTGCAGCGCTTCGATAATCATCATCATGTTGAGAATAGCATTAAATCTCATCCCGGTGCCCTTTCTCTTTGCTAATGCAGGATCAACAAAGCTGTTGATGTGGTCGATTCTGGCTTGAACACTTGGCTGTCTAGTAATGGAGGCAAAGATCCTCTCAATGTCTTTTCTTGATTGGCTATTAGGATCTCCCCACGCTTCATTGGGATTTAGTTTGGGAATGGGAATAGACATGCTGAAGCGCTCGGCTTCATTGAGGGCGTCTATTGGAATCTCCGTATCATGGAGATTGCTTAGTGGAATACTCATGATCTCTTCGATCATCCCCATGAGACTATGGGGGGTGACTGTTCTCTCTCTCTTTGTATACTCTTCTTTCAATATATTTCTTAAATCAGACATTCAAAAACCTCAGATAATTATGTCAGCAATACCAAATTTTACTGCTTCTTCTGAAGATAAATAGACGTTCACCTTGCGTTCCAACATGTTTTTAATATCTTCTTTTGTCATTGTTGTTTCTTCCACTAGTGCGTCGATGTAGCTCTCCTGTAAATCTTGAAGTGCTTCCATTTCATTTACTAGGTTGGGGAGGGAGCCATGGCTGCCTGCCATGGCTGCGTGAAGCATCACTCGGCAGTGCTTCCCTATCTTTCTTTTCCCTTTTGTTCCTGCTGCCAACAACAGAACGCCGGCAGACATTACCTTCCCTACTCCAATCGTGTGAATTTCACTGGTTTGCTGTATCTGTCGCATTACATCATAAAGGGCAAACATATCATCAGCAGCCCCACCATAGGTCGAAAGGTAAAACTCTATCGGCTTTTTGTCCTTTGGGTTTTTTTCTTCGTTGTTTAATTCATTTAAATATAAAAAAGCGTGGACTAATTCTGCCACTTTGTCTTCTGCTACATCTGCAAAAAGACCGATCACTCTCATATCTGGTTCATTTTTGTGACCGCCGGGATCAACCAAAATAATTTTGCTTTCTTCTTCTTCTGGTTCTTCTTCTAAATGAGTGATAAAGGTATTTATTTTTTCTTTTATTTTATTGATCATTATCTCTCTCCCAAAATGCCAATGTCTCTGCTTTGTGTTCCATCAAAAATCTCATCGCCGAGGGCCAATCATCAAATTCAATTATACGACGAAAGACCTTGGGGTGTTGCTGCAAAAGTTCCTGAATGGATCTTTCTTTCAGCATACGGACATCCTCCCCAAATCGATATTCAAAGGAGCTAATTTGTGTACTTCCTTTTTCTGCTTTAAGCATGTGTTCAAGCATTATTTCGCGAGAATAAGAAAGATGTTCAAGTGCCCTTATTAAAGTTGATAAATAAACGATCTGCGATACTTTTAGGAGGGAGATGCTTAGTCTGCTTACGCGTAGAAAGTAAAAGACTTTACAAGTTACATATCCAAATATAAAAACTAGCAGGTAAAGCCACCAATTCATATCACCTCACAAAAAAACCACCAGAGACAGTGGCTCTGGTGGTTATTATAACCGATTTAAGGTTAATTGTCAAGTTAAAATTACTTTGTTAATCTCTTAAAGATTCGTTCGGCTAGTTGCGTAGCCATGTCATCGCTGCGCTTTTCATTCATTAGGCGCGCAGCAACGCGGCGTGCAACTTCGGCCACAACTTCTTCTTCTTCGGCACCCATCATCTCTTCTTCGCCACCTTCCGGTCCAAGCGCTAATTCTTCCCCGCCGGCTTCAATTTCTTCTTCTTCTCCGGTGTCCATTTCTACACTAGTAGGTTCGCCAAGAGTATCTTCTAGGGCCGTCTCTAGGGCATCCATAAAATCATCGACTGAGACCATTTCGCCGCCGCCCTCGTCTTCAAGGCCCATCTCGTCTTCGGCGCCTAGCTCCACTTCTTCTTCGTCTTCAATACCCAATTCCTCGCCGCCGCCCAGATCTACTTCTGCGGCCTCTACATCTTCTATCTCTTCTTCGTCACGCTGCCCGGGCGCATAGCCCATCTCGCTCAATCTAACGGGAGTGATTGGTGAAAGCTGAGCTAGCTTCATAAATTTACGAATTTCGCCCTCGTTAAGTAATGTCTTGCGGCCCATATAAAATTCTCCTTGGAATGGTTTTCACATATAAATAGTGGCTATTTTGACTAATCCCCTTAAAAATTATGATGTAAGCAAAGAATTCCTTTTCATTTTTTTAAGGGCTTTAGTTTCTATCTGTTTTACTCGTGCAAAAGAGATTCCTAGGCGCTCGCCAATTTCTCGCAACGTCATACATCCGTTCTCTTTGATAGATATTAAGCAACAATTAAATTCAGGGGCATAATGGATCCAAAACCGACACTCTTCTTGATTACAAATAATGTTTTTTTGGCGACATAATCGCGAACAGGCCAGTAATCCATCTGTCATCAGAGGTCCGGATGCTCTTCGGCAATTAAATCGAAAAGATCTTCGATCAACTTCTGTTCCCCCAATCCGAGTTCTTGGATGTTTTGTTTTCCTTGGTGGCGCAGTTTTTTAGACTTACCTTTCTTTTTGAGGGATTGCGTTTTTACACTATCTATAAATTCCTGAATCCTTTCATCGCCCTCGATATAGCCTGTGATTAAATGGCGAAAAAAGCCTGACTGAGTCAAACCATCATAACGTAATCTCACGAGTAATTTAGCATGCCTATGATCATTTTCTGTAAATACTACTCGCTTATTTAAATTTCCGTAGTCTATCTCTGTGCTCATTGCCCTTTCCTTCCCATAATATGGGTGTGGCTTTCCGTGAGCCCCGAGGTAGTCTGTTCAACAAACTGCGCGCATGCATGCAATTCCGAGAGGGAGCGAGCACCGGAATAAGAAAAGCCTGATCTAATCCCTCGCTCTAAATCTTCTAAAATATATTTAACGGAACCCCGATAGGGCACCGTGGTCGAGACGCCTTCGTGGGATGCATAGCGACCACGCCAACTAATCTGTGCTTCTTTAGAGGCCATCCCCCTATAGATCTTCCAGCGCACTCCGCTTTTGTCTTCTAATACTTTACCGGGGGTCTCGTCGGTGCCAGCTAACAGAGATCCGCACATTACAGCATCCGCGCCAGCAGCAAGAGCTTTCACAATGTCTCCTGAGTTTCTGATACCGCCATCAGCAATTATTTTCACATCTCTGTCTGTCTTAGCGCAATCTAAAATTGTTTGTAGTCCCGGCACTCCATGTCCAGTCTGAATACGGGTAGAACAAATGGAACCCCCTCCAATGTTACAGCGTATTGAATCCGCACCCCAATCTGCCAGATCATTAACGGCGCTTACAGTTGCAACGTTGCCTGCCATAATGTGGATATCGGACCCAAGTGTTGCCCTTAATTCGTGAAGTGCTTCTTTCATTAAAATATGGTGGCCATGAGCCACATCCACACATAGAAAAGCGGCGCCTGCATCGTGCAAGGCCTTAGCGCGCTTCACATAGTCGTCAGTCACTCCAATCGCCGCTCCTACGATTAAATCTGTCTTAGCTAAATCATGTGCCATTCTAATCATGCGGGCCTGTTTTTCAATACCAACGTAACGATGAATAATGGCAGCCCCGCCGTGCTTGGATATTTCTATGGCCATAGGTGCCTCTGAAATTGTATCCATGGGAGAGGAGAAAATAGGCAATTCTAGTTTTAAATTATTGCCTAGATCTGTGGAGACATCGATCCCCGAACGAGATCGAATATCGGAATATTGAGGAACCAATAAAACATCATCGTACGATAAGTTATTCTTCTCTGTGCTTTTGCTCATTTTTGTTCCTCTATGAACTTTTTAATATCATTGCTGTAGTACCATGTTTTTTTGTTGGGTTTTGCCGGCTCTGCCATGGTCCTGATTTTAGGCTTTCTTATTCCTATTTTCGCTTTAATCACCGAAATCGTAGGCACCCCATCGAAATTTAATAATTTTTCTATTTTGGGGTAGTCATCTACGTTAAAGGCAAAAAAATGTAGGGCCGAAAACTCTTCGTCGCGTGCAATATCTTCGTAGTATCCACTTAAAGCTTTGCAATAAGGGCATCCATTTGAATAAAATTTAACTACGCACGTGACGTCTTCGCGCACTTGGCCTCTAAGAATTTTCTTTAAGGCTTTTTCGGTCAGTCTTTGGACACTCATTTAATACCTCCTGTGTTTTATGTATACAGTCCGGACAAAATAATCTCACCATTTTCTGTCGCACTACGACTTTCCATGATTCTATCATTTGCGGGTTTTTTTTGTTAAACTCTTTTTGACATGCAGCACAATGATCGGGGAGTTTATTAAACTGGAATATTTTTTCAAGAAGGGTGTCAGCTGCTTCTTTCCCCATTATCCGTTCTGTGTCACGGCGTACTTTACGATTCATCGATTTATCGCCCCAAATATTTGTTGTCTATTCCCCCCGTCAAAGACAACCACAGCCGAAGGGAAAGGAGCGCTGTTGTCACTATCCCCAAACTTAAGTCTGCCTTTAACAAAATATACTTCATCGGCTTTCATCACATACTGATGCCAATATTTAGTGTCGGTGCGGGCGGGAATGAGCATGACCACTTTCGTATTGCTCTTGAGAGCTTCGTCGTAGCCCTTTTTAATCCACTTTTCAATCCCGCGGCCATAGGGGGGGTTGACAAATGCTGTATAACCTGTCCATTCTTGTGCTATACCATCGTCCTCTTTTGTGAAAAACTTGCCACATTTGGCGCTCTGAGCGTTTGCGCAAGGATCTAAATCAAAGGGTCCGAATCGCCAGCTTAATTTCTCAAAAAAATCTTGTGGGGTTTCCCAATCTCCCGTCTTAGACGAAAACATCACTAGTTGTGTTGACTTATTCATTAATAATACTCTCCTTAAATAAATCTTTTCCTTTGGGGTTGCTGTCAAATAAAATATATTCTCTGCCACACCTTAAAGCACTTCTGCCCAAAGTACCACTGCCCGCAAAAATATCCAAAACCAAATCCCTCTCATTACTAAACATTTTAATTATCCGATCCAACAGCTTCACAGGCTTTTGTGTGGCATAATCCAGCTTCTCGTAAGCTTGAACGTTGCTAATATCGGCCCATACATCACGCACGGGTATTCCTTCCATTTCTTCCAGATATCTCTTGATTCTAGGAATTCCCTTTTTATTATAAGCTAATCTGTTATTTTCATGAAGGCTCTTCATTCTTTCTATGGAAACATACCACTGTTTGAGGTGTCCGTTCCATTCATATCTCAAATTCGGACGCGGATTAATGTGTGGCTGCGAGTTATGAATAGCAGTCGTGACATACTCTTTGTCTATGTGTTCGCATATCTTTACCGATGAAGACTTTTTATATTTTTCATCGTAAGGCAAATATATAGGATTAAATACCGATTTATTAGACATTTTATAACATATGAGTGTGTCATGAAACCGATTCATCTTTTTCTTGTTCTTCGCGTTTCCGCCTGTCACCCATGCTACCTCATTCACAAACTTTTTCTCTCCAAATATATCGTCAAGCAGCATTCTGACGTGGTGACTAATAGTTGGATCAACATGTATAATTATATTTCCGATTGTTCGCAAAACTCTCTTGCATTCCTTCACGCGGGGTCTCAAAAAGTCCTCCCGATATGATTGCATAGAGGGGTATTTATCTTTAAAATCACTAAAATCTCTTCCAGTATTGTAAGGCGGGTCAAAGTAAATCAAATCAACAGACTCATTATCTAACTCCGATAGTAGGTCAAGATTGTCACCAACTTTGTAAACATTAATCATTAAGGTTCCTTCTAATAATCATGTCTCTAACTTCCCGAATAACCTCGATGGCCTTTCGTTGGCGCCACTTCTTTACAAGCTTAGGTGCAGCGCGCCCAACTAAAAAACCGGGTTTCTTTATATCACGAAGCTCTTCGGTAGGAATCGCAATTAAATCGTCGGAAGAAAAGATGTTGGTTATATTTTCAGGGCTTGTAAAAACCATTACATCAAACTCTCCCACCTCATACCTAACTTGTCCATTGTGAGATTTTTCAGTATTGCTGCCCGTGGTCCGTCGTGTCTGCTCCATGTGCCAGCGGTTACTTTCATTTTTGCCGGCCCGATATTTAGCTTGAATTCGCATACCACTAATTGGCTCCAGTATGTCCCACCCAGCGCAATTATGATCTAACTGTCCAAATTGTTCTTCTGTCATCTCTTCGTGTCTATACACGGGCCATTTCCATTCTTCTTCTGTGTCGAGCCATTGCTGAACCGCATGCTCATTGGCATGCTGGCGGATTTTGCCTAGCTCGCGAGTGTTACTTTCTTTAATAAGCTCGCGATGTGCTCTGGTAATTGCAAGATCCCAAGTCATGTTCGAATTCATCTATCAGTACTTCCCAAAGAGCCTTCGCCTCTGTTGCTAATGGTCATAGGATAATTATATAAGGTGGCTTCTGGAGTCTCCACCGGCCGAAAGTGAATAACGGGGGTCATCACAAGCTGTGCGATCTTGGCGCCGGGGTGGAGCGCTTGGCTCTCAACGCCGATGTTGTGGAGATTAACAAAGACCTCTCCTTCATAACCAGAATCAATCACGCATGCGCCCACGAGCAACTGTCGCTTTGCCGCCACGCTGGATCGGTTTTTTACCTCCAGCATATAACCATGGGGAATAGCAAACTTCAACCCAGTCGGAATAACCCGGCTGCTATTGGTGGGAATGTACATCTTGTCGTGTGGGTTGACTGGCGAATAGAACACGTCTAGTCCCGCATCCGAAGGGTTGGCACGACGCGGCTCGAAAGCCGCGTCGTGTGTTTTAGCATATTCAAGAATCATTTGAATTACCGCCAGTGATTATGGTGAAGTTCTCGACAACTTCATCAATGTTGTACTTTTGCTTATAAAGACGATATGCCTTTACTGCTGCCCGAATCTCGTCCGTGTTGAGCCAGCCGTTCTCTCGAAACTCTGTGCGCAATTCACGCTTTTGCTCCTGATAAGGTTCGATGCACTCTTCGATTGTTGCCAAAGAGCGAATGTACTCCTTAACATATTGCTTCTTTTCTTCGTTTGTGGTTGCCATTTTCCCTCCTACGGTAGTGGCTTTGGTACTATTAGTATAACATCGCTAGAATACGCTGTCAAGTATTAGCGGTGAAAAAGTTAGTGCATTTAGTGTTGGCGGGGGCGGCACACGGATCCAAATCAAAGGGACCAAATCTCCAATTTAGTTTGTCGAAAAAATCTTGGGGAGTCGACCACTCCCCCGTCTTTGATGAGAACATAACTACTTGTGTGTTTTTATTCATTTCTTAAGAAGCCCCAAGTCCTGAGCGATCTCCGCAACTGTTTGCTTCCGCTTACGGCCCTTTCTGAGATTGCCTGCCTCCGAGAATCTTTTGAGATCAGAGAGCATAATTCTATTATATGCCCCCTTCGACACTCCCATAAAGCTGGCTGGGTTGTCCTTCTGGTGCTCATTGATTTCTTGTGCGAGGCCGGCTGCCATACGATAAGATTTGGCAAAGCCGCTGCGACAGTCTCTTTCTACGACCTTGCCGAACCTTTCGGGAGTCTTATTTCCTACCGACTCTAAGAAAAACTTTTCAAATTCCAACCCACATTCATTTTGTGGACGCAAGTTGGGATAAGCTGAAAATAATAGACACAAGCTTCGAAACACTTGGCCCGGCAACAAGCTCTTTGTTCCGAGTGGGTTCGAACATTTCAGAATAAGTTCCTTAGCCTCCAACAGGACGTTAACGTCGGTGATGCTGTGGAATGCCGTCTTTAGATCGCCGAATCTGATTTCAGTTCCATTCGGATCTCCTACCACTCCGCCGGGTTCGTTACTGCAATAAACTTTCAGGCCCGCGGCGGTGCACGCGTCTTCATATTTAGCCACAGAAAGATCTCCCGCGTGGACATTGTGTACAAAAATCTGCTCTGAACTAATAGGAGTCTTGCAGGTATTGTTAGTTTGTACAAAGAGTCTGTGGATGTCTCTTTTGCTCTCAACATCAACGACTTGGACTGGCATTGTCGTGGCTGTAGGATTTGCCAGTCGGAACAAGTGCTTTGAGTGATCTCCGTCGAAAATGTAGACCTCCCCTGTGGATTTCACACGGCCGGCGCGTGGGGGTTGCCACAGCGCGCCATCAAAGCCGCCGCGGCTCTTCAAAATCTTCTTCAGTGCTTTTTCTTCAGTGTCGCGATTGATTAAGGATGGGGTATCGATCGGCAAGTCTTCCATTCGCATTGAGAATTCGCCGGCGGTCAGCGGCGCATTCGCCAACACATCAATTTTCACCCCAATTTCGTCTCCGGGGGCGCGCGGGGACCGGTCTTTAGTAATACGATTACTCATTAGTTCCTCCTGAAATAGCATTGAAATTATCAACTACTTCGTCAATGTTAAATTTACCCTTATAAAGACGATATGCCTTTACCGCTGCTCGAATCTCGTCGGTGTTGAGCCACCCGTTCTCCCGAAACTCTGTGCGCAACTCACGCTTTTGTTCCTGATAGGGTTCGATACACTCTTCAATAGCGGATAGGGAGCGAATATACTCCTTAACATATTGTTTCTTTTCT